CAAGCCTGACAGTTCAGAGCAGTGCAGAGCAGACAAGAGCAGTGCAGAGCAGACAAGAGCAGTGCAGAGCAGAGCAGATAGCTCATAAGCACATGTTATGACGTAACTAATAATAGTTATTGATTGGCAGATTATTGCCGATTACTACACACTCACAGCTAAACTGCATTAATGTTAAGATATGCAGTGTGAGCTCAGGCCTGTAAAGGGCAGGAGATTACAAGGACTTAGCTTACCTTGCCATTGCATTGCACGACCTGGACGAAGCGCAACCGCGCGCAAGGCGTGACGTAGCGGTAGGAACAGACCGGGGTGGGGGTGGCGGTACCCCCCAAGGAATCGGCCGATCGGATAATTTACCTGTCCGCTCATTTTCGCGCGGACTTTTTGGTGACATCTCCGTTCATGCCATTGATATTGCTTATGGATCATCACTTGGCGCGGTGATGTCTGGTTTTGTTTGTGACAGTGCGTTGAACATAACTAACGTTATGTGGTTTTCACGCAACATGGAGTGGATGGACCCGGAAAGTCTTGGCCCGAAGATGTTGGCGTTATCGGATGACCGGCAGCGTCGGTTTGTTTGGTGGATGGCGAATGGTGCACCGTCTGTTGCTGCTGCGGCCAGGGCTGCTGGGTACAGCAATGTCAAGGAGGGGGCGAAGGTCCGTGGCTGTGTGTTGATGCAGCAGCCTGCTATTATTGAGGCATTAGCCGAGACTTCCGGCAAGGCCATGCGTGGTCTTGTCCCGATTTCGATTACACGGGCCAGGAACATTTTGGAGGATCCGCGGCATCCGTATCATGGCCGCATGATCGAGGCCGTTTGGGACCGGACCGGCTATTCGTCCAAGACCGAGCATACTGTGAAGGTTGAGCACACGGTTGACACGTCGGAGCTCGAGGCACTTGCGCGGCGGCTGGCGAATGAGAGTGGCATTCCGGTGCAGCGGTTGCTGGGCGGGGATGCCAAGCCAGTGAAAGTCATTGAACATCAAGGTGATGAGAGCGATGTTTCACGTGAAACGTTAACGGAGGGGAAGTGATGGCATATCCGAATAGTGTGGTTGATACGAATGCGAAGCAGACCAGACCGCCGACGCTCCGTGACGGTCTTGACGGCATTTTTGCTGATGCGGAGGAGCTTGGCGGGCGGCTTTCTGCGATCGCGGACCGGGTTTCCGGCTCGGTACCGTCGCCGGTCAGCGAGGCCAATCCCACGCCGGGCTCGCACATGAGCGTGCTCAACCAGATCAGGAGCAGCCTTTCGGCGCTGCGCGATCAGGTCAACCGGCTCGACAGCGTGCTGTGACCATCCCGGCCCCGCTCACCCCCGCCGAGCGCCGCCGTGCGCTGGAATTTATCGCTCATAGACAGAAGTACTTCAAGCTATTGTATTTCAAGCCATATCCGAAGCAGTTGGAATTCTTCAATCTTGGCGCCACGAAGCGCGAGCGGTTGTTCGAGGCGGGCACGCAGGTCGGCAAATCGCAGTCCGGTGCTTTCGAGGTCGCGTGTCATTTGACCGGCCGGTATCCCGACTGGTGGAGAGGTAAGCGCTTCGACAAGCCGACCCGCGGCTGGTGTGCGGGCGTCACCTCGAGCGATGTCCGCAACGTGCAGCAGCGCAAGCTCTGCGGCACGCCGGGTGTGGAGGCCGACTGGGGGACCGGCATGATCCCCAAGGAATGCCTGATCGATCGGTCCCGCGCGCCCGGCATCGTGGATGCGATCGACCAGCTACAGGTGCGGCACATCACGGGCGGCACGTCTATTGCTCAATTCAAGTCCTACGAGCAGGGTCGAGCCAAATTCCAGGGCGATACCATCGATTGGGGCTGGGCAGATGAGGAGCCGGACCCGAGTAACAACTCGACCCGCGAGGTCTACGATGAGTTCCTGTCGCGGCTTTCCGGCGACGGCATCTTGTTCACGACCTTCACCCCGTTGTTCGGGCCGACACCGCTCGTCAATTCTTTCAATGAGGACCATCCCGACCGTGGCGTGATCAGGATGTCGCTCGACGAGGCCGAGCATTTCACGGAGGCCGAGAAGGCCAAACGCAAGGCCGGCTACAAGAAGCACGAATACGACGCGCGGGTCTACGGCATTCCTAAGCTCGGTTCGGGTGCGATCTTCGAGACCCCCGAGGAATACCTGATCGAGGCCCCCATCACGCACGTGCCGTCCTATTGGCGGAAATTATGGGGCATCGATTTCGGTATTGGTCATCCTTTCGCGGCAGTCCTTATTCTATGGGATGTCGACAACGACATTATCCATGTGCACCACGCGATCCGCATGGCCGACGCGCTCTCGATCGTGCAGGCTGCCGCGATGCGCAAGGTGGCGGTCGGCGTCCCGGTGGCGTGGCCCCGTGATGGCACCGAGCGTGATCGCAACACCGGAGCTCCGCTCAGCGACGGATATAAGAAGCATGGCCTCAAGATGCTCGACCATCACGCCACCTGGCCGGACGGGTCGGTGAGCACGGAGGCTGGCATCGAGGAGCAGGACGAGCGCGAGAAGACCGGGCGGCTCAAGTACGCGGCGCAACTGGCCGATCTGCTCGAGGAGCGGCGTTTCTACCACCGCAAGGACGGCAAGATCGTCAAGATGAAGGACGATCTGATGAGCGCTCTCAGGATTGCAATTATGGCCAAGAGATTCGCCCGCGCGGTCCCGCTCGGTGCCGTCGACAACCGGCCCCCGGACGAGCGGGGTGGGCTGGCGGCGAACGTGGATTTTGATCTGTTCTAGTAGGTCGTGGGTGCCGAGCAACGTATGCCCGTTCTCGGAGCTTGACCGGCCTTGTGCATATTTATCCGGGCAGTCTGGGTATTCCTTACGGACCCCGTCACCCACGACTCATCAGTCCCTAGCACAGTCTTTGACTGACTGACAGTGCGTTGCTGCACTGTCCACCCCCCACCACCCTGGCCATGCTCAGCAATGAGTTAGGGACCCCTCTAGCCGGGCGGGGCGGGGAAACCTGTCCCGTTCGGCGTACTTCGGTGACGGTCATGGCACTCGGCAGCGGTCAGCTTGGCAGTATCGACTACTCGGGAATGGGCCTTGGCGGTCCTGGCGACCTGCTCGGTAGTCAGGTGCAGGACGAGACCGAGGAGATGAAGCGTCGGAAGGCCCTATTGCAGCAGATGCAGGAGGCGGTGTCACCGCTCGGTGCCACTTCCACGCTCGGCATAGTGGGCGGCGGTGCCCGGCGATCGCCATTTGGAGGGTTCGGATTCCGTGCAAACCGCGGCGGTTGATTTCCTTTCACGGATGCACGCCGACGAGCTGCGCGAGATGTGGCCGGCGCGAGTAATCCATGCCACCAGATACGAGCCGGTCGGGATGGTGGTGCTGTCGATGCTCGCGCATAGTTTCGACGACGCTATGCCTGTATTGCTGGAATGTGTGTTTCCGGGCTTCCGCTCTATCACCACGCCGTTCATCTGCTCGCACGCCAAGATCGACAAGAGCGGCCGCGTCATCGCGGACGTGGTCTGGGCGGACTGGGAAGCGCCGACGAAAAACGAAGTGATATTCCGCGATCTGGCGCACCTGCAGAAGACGTTCCGCAAATTAGCCGACCAGCTCAAGCTCAGCGATGCCGATCGAATTCAACTCTTCGACTGTGCGAAAAAGTGGGTCACCGCCGACATGCGGCTCGATCCCGAGATGGACCCGGCTGATCCAGACGCGAAGAGATTGACTATCAACTAGGAGATACAACGTGCATCCTTCAACCTATGAATATCTCAAGCCGACCGATGAGCAGATCGCCAAGATGGCGCGCGTGCGTGAAGCCGCGAGAGTCTACGGCGATATTCTTCAGGCTGAATTGCCGGAAGGTCCGGACAAGACGTTCGTGATTCGCAGTCATCGATCGAATGCCATGTGGGCGAACGTAGCCATCACACGGCTGCCGGACGGCGCGCCAAGGGAATAATTGATGGCAACTGCAGTCGCAACCATCAGCGATCGCGCGCGCGCCGGCATCTACGCCAGCAATGCACAGATGCAAGGCTTGCCGCGTGCCGTCAGCGATGCCGAGCGCGAGGTGGTGCGTGACATCATGCAGGAGTTCAGCCAGTACGTGAACTGGCGCAGCACGTTCGCATCGCAATGGGAGGAGGCGGCCGAGCTCATCCTGCCGACTAGTCGTAATACTTTCTTCTACCAGAACTTTTCGTGGCCGGGCCAGAAGAAGACGCAACAGCAGGTCGACGCCTCGGGCATGCTGGCGCTGCATCGGTTTGCGGCGATCTGCGACAGTCTTTTGACCCCACGTAACATGACTTGGCACGCCCTTGCGGCCAACGACGACTACGTGATGAAGGACCGAGCGACGAGGTTGTGGTTTGAGAAAGTTACCAAGATCCTGTTCAAATATCGTTACGCTCCCAACGCGAACTTCTCGGCGCAAAACAATAGTAATTTTCAGTCACTCGGAGCCTTTGGTAATGCCACTATGTTCGTCGACGCGTTCGACGGCCGTGATTATGGTGGGCAGCTTGGGTTACGCTACAAGGCTGTGCCTCTTGGCGAAACTTTCTATGGAGAAAACCATCAAGGCCGCGTCGACCGAATAATCCGCTGGTTCCGCATGACCGCCTACCAGGCGGTGCAGCGCTGGGGCTTTCACATGCTGCCCGCCGGGCTGCACTCGGCGCTCGAGCAGCATAGCCAATGGCTGTTCAACTTCCTGCATTGTGTACGTCCGCGCCGTGACTACGATCCGCAGCGTATCGATGCCAGGGCGTTGCCGTTCGAGTCCCATTACGTCTGCATCGAGGGCCAATGCCTGATGCAGCCTGGCGGCGGCTACCGCACGTTTCCTTACTCGGTTTCTCGTTATGACCAGACCCCGCTCGAGGTCTACGGTCGTGGCCCAGCCCAGATGGTGCTGCCGAGCTTGAAGACCCTGAATGCGCAGAAACGCACGTTCCTCAAGCAGGGCCATCGTGCGGCCGATCCAGTGCTGCTGGTTGCCGACGACGGCATTATCGGCATGGATCTGCGACCTGGCGCCATGAATAAGGGCGGTGTCGACAGTAACGGCAAGCCGACCGTGCATATCCTGCCGACCGGTAATATCCAGGTCAACGAGAAGATGATGGACATGGAACGCTCCATCATCAACGACGTGTTCCTGGTCACGCTGTTTCAGATCATGGTCGAATCCCCGCAGATGACCGCCACTGAGGTGGTGGAGCGGGCGAACGAGAAGGGCATCCTGCTCGCGCCGACCGTTGGAAGACAACAGTCGGAATATCTTGGTCCGATGATCGAGCGAGAGCTCGACATTCTCTCGGACCTTACCAACAAGGGCGTGCCGATCCTGCCCCCGATGCCACCGCGGTTGCGCGAGGCCGGTGGCAACTACGAGGTCGAGTATACGTCGCCGATCGCGCGTGCTCAGAAGATGCAGGAAGTATCGGCCTATTTCCGCTTTGCCGAGCAGATGTCCAAGCTTGCCATGGAAACGCAGGACCCATCCATTATGGACCGGCTCGACAACGATACCGCCGCGCCTGACATCGCCACCACGATGGGCGTGCCAGAGAGTTACATTGCGGACGATCGCCAGGTTATGGCCAAGCGCAAGTCACGTGCCGATGCACAGGCCAGGCAGGAGCAGATTCAGGCCGCGCCCGCGCAAGCCGCTATGATGAAAGCTGTGGCAGTGCAGGCTAAGGCTGGTGTTGGACAACAAGGCCAGAGTCAGCCCGGCCAACAACCACAGGGGCCTGTCCAATGAGTAGAAATCGAGAAAAGCGGCTCGCCTATATGCGTGAGTATAACAAGACGTACAAACGAAAGCGTCCAAGTAATCGTGATCCTGAAAAGAACCGCGCGTATATGAAGGAATATCTGGCCAAATATTATCGCCGTCGAAAAGTGGAAGACCCTGATAAATTACATAAAGAGGGTCGTGACAATGCGAAGCGATGGCGTGAACGAAACCCGGAAGCGGCGCTGGCTTGTCATGCGCGTTGGCGGGAGAGAAATCCAGACGAGACTCGAAAGGCCTGTCAGCGGATTGAAGTCCGAATAGCACGCAACATCCGCAATCGCGTTTGGTATGCCGTCAAACGTGGGTGCAAGGCTGGATCAGCAGTGCGTGATCTCGGCTGCACGGTCGATTTTTTCAAGAACTACATCGCCAGCATGTTCTCGCCCGGCATGAATTGGGCGAACTATGGTGCGTGGCACCTCGATCACATCGTGCCGATTTCGTCGTTTGATTTGACTGACCGCGAGCACTTTGTGCGGGCGTGTCACTACACGAACTATCAGCCGCTTTGGTCTACTGACAACTTGAAGAAGGGGACAAAAGCCCAGGCAGCGCAGGTAAAGGCCGGGATGGTTGCGCCGGGCGGGCCGGGCGGCCCGTCGCAACAGCAGCCGCAGGGGCCACAATGACCAACATCAACCCCAAATTCCACCGCGTTGAGCGGGTCAGCAAGACAATCGAGATGGGTGCCAAACGTGCTCCGATCATAGGCAGGCCCGAGCCATCTCACCGCATTAGGGTCAGCCGGCATATCTCAGGCAACTTTGTCATGGAGATCGACGGTAAGGATCCGATGACGCTCTTGCCAGAGCAGGCATTCCGGCTCGCGGCCGGCATCTTCAAGGGGCTGGGCATTGAGCTTGAATATGGCTGGGACGGCAGGCCGCGATGAAACGTGCGGACGTGATCGAGCAGCTACGGCAGCTCAAGGCCGCCTATCAGGTCGCGCTCATGAACGATGCAGGCCAGTTGATGCAACGCGATATGCGCAAGTTCTGCCGGGCCGATGAAAGCTGCTTCGATGCTGACCCGCGCGTGCATGCAGTGCTTGAAGGCCGCCGGGAGGTGTGGCTGCGCATCAACGACTTTTTGACGCTCTCGCCGGAAGAACTGGCGAACTTCGTGCCCAAACGTAGCGGCGATGTCGCCCAAGGACACCACGATGAAAGTTGAGGATCCTCATGTTGAATGCCCTCAAGGCCATGTTGACACCGGCGGTAAAGCCACCGCCGGCACCATCGCGCCCAGAACAGGAGACCGCGACCATGACTGATACCTATATTTCCCCGGCTGCTGCTACGGCTGCAACCGCAGCCGCGCAACAAGCTGCTGCAGCGTCTTCCGCGCCTCCCGCGAAGCCGGCTGGCGACATTACGGATGTGACCGCACCGCCGACTGTGCCATGGCATAATGTTCTTGATGCAGAGATGCGTACCTATGCGCTCAAGAAGGGTTACGATCTGACGGACCCGATGAAGGCGTTCATGGCATCCGCACGTGGTCACATGGAGGCCGAAAAGTTCATCGGCGTGCCGCCAAATCGCCTGCTCAAGTTGCCTGAAGATGTTAATGATGAGGCCGGTTGGAAAGCCGTGTATCAGCGGTTTGGGGCGCCTGTCGATAAGAACGGCTATGACTTCTCGCAGGTCAAGTTTTCGGACGGTTCCGATCTTGACCAGAGCTTTGCCGAGTTCATGCGAACGAAGGCATTTGAGCTGCATTTGCCAACCACCAGCGCGGCGGCGCTTAGCCAGGCGTTCGTTGGCTTCATGGAGGAAGGTGACAAGCGCGAATCCGAAGCCATGGCCCAGAAGTTGACCGAGGAGAAGGCGCAACTTCAGAAGGACTGGGGCAACAACTACGAGTATAACCGGCAGACTGCAGTGCAGGGTGCTCAAAAGCTCAAAGTCACGGCCGAAGACGTAGCGACACTTGAGAAGGCGGTTGGTTATTCCCGCGTTATGGAAATCTTCCGCAAGGTCGGGGCCGGCACGACGGAAGATTCGTATATTTCCGGCAAGCAGGGAGGTGAGTTTATGACCACCCAACAGACTGCACAGACACGACTCAACGAGCTCATGGCCAATCCGCAATGGCAAGGCCGGTTCTTGCAGAACGAGCCGGAAGCTCGCCGCGAGTTCGAGCAGCTCACCCGGCTGATCAGCGACTATAAGGAGGAGGCCGCGTGATGGAACAGCAGACCGAAACATCGCCGGTCGATGAGCGCCGGCAGCGCCTGCTCGATAGCCTTGCAAAGGCCCGCGCCACCCGTGCCGCTAATATCAAGGCCAGAGCCGAGCTCGGCCCGGAGCTGGGTAAGACTCATGCGCCGGCAAGACCCAAGCTGCGCCGGAAGACCGTCAAGACCCGCCTCAACGAGGCGATCGTGCAGCACAAGGCTGCCAAGAAAGGTCCGCCTGACAATTGGCTGGACGGTATTCATCACATGCCGAACGGCTGCCCGGATTCGTGCCGGGGCGGCATTTGCGTCATTACCGGCGAGAATGTCTGCGCCCATCCAGACACCAACTTGCAGGCCAAGTATATGGCCGGCGGGTTTACGGAAGTGATCGATCGGTTCCAGGCCGCTAAGCTCGAGCTGCGCCGGCTCGATGCTGAGAAGTCGCTGAAGAAGTAATGTGTCATGCCGTGGAGCGCCAAGACCTTTGCTGCCCGGCACAACAAGAAGCTGGCCGGCACGCCCGCGGCGGCGAGTGCCGCAAAGCAGGCCAACGCCATGATCAAGGCCGGTGTTGACGAAGGCGTGGCTATCGCGACGGCGAATAAACGTGCGAACCGGATGCGTAGTAAACACGTGAGGCGGAAGTGATGCAATCATTTGAAGGGGAGTGCCTTGGCGGTCCTTGGAACGGGAAGAAGTTGGCGCATTGGGCTAAGACAAAGGAATTATTTTCATCTCCGTCTTTGGCTGGCCGTACCAATTGGTATCAGATTCGACCAGATGAGGTTGTGCAGTTAGTCAAGATTGGAGAATATCGATTAGGGGATTTTCATCATTGGCATTGGCATGAGACTGTAAAATCTGATGGCCGCTCTCACTAAATATATGAAGGCCCATAAGGAGCCTGACAAGCGTCCTCCTATTTTTGCTGACGATGTTGCGCCCGGCGGAAAACGGACCAAGGAATCTGTCAACTATTCCATGGGTAATGAAACCGAGCATTGCGGAATTTGCAAGCACTTTCAATTGCCTAACGCATGTGAACTGGTCGATGGCCATATCGTGCCGTCGTATTGGTGCCGGCTGTTCGTCAAGAGCAAGATCATGCGTTCTGGCGCATTGCGAAACCGACAAGTGCGTTGATTCAAATTCCGCTTTCCTGCCTTCTGTGCGCGCATGATGTGGACATGTGGGTTGAGTTTTGGCGGCGGTCTGGCCCCTCTGATCGCCGCTCATAACCCCGAGTTAATGAGCCCGTGTTTCCGGTCCCCTGGCGGTTACGCCGCATAAAGGACAAGGCCGATCGGGTGAGTACGGCCCCCGAGAGGATACGGTCAATTCCGAAAATCTGACGACCCCTGCCTAGCAGACACGGTCGACGCGAACACCGGCAAGAGCCGGTGCTCACTCGAACCACGTCCAAGGCGGGAGCACGCCGTGTCTGAAAACCTTTTCAAGCTGTACGTCACCCAGTTTTCAACCATCCTCAACGTCAAGCTGCAGCAGCGCACGTCAAAGCTGCGCGGCCGTTGCATGGAAGGTTTCCACATCGGCAAACAGGCATCGCCCGTCCAGTACATCGGGGCGATCCAGATGAAGACGCCCTCGGGGCGCTTCGCACCGCTTGATAGGCAAGATGTGGACTTCACCCGCCGGTGGGTGTTCCCGATCGACAAGGAAGCGGTCCAGCTCATCGACAGTTTCGACAAGCTTAAGCTCTTGACCGATCCGACCAGCCAATATTCCGACGTAGCAGCCGCTGCCGTCGCCCGTGAGTGGGACGACCGTCTGATTGGCGCCGCGTTCGGTACTGCTCAGATTGGCGCCGATGCTGGCGGTCTGTCAGGTGAAGTGTTCAATGCCTCGGGCCTGTTCCAGATCGCCAGCACTTTCGGATCCTCGGCCGCGTCGGGATTGACCGTTGCCAAGATGATCGAAGCCAAGCGCATCTTCCGCAAGGCGCAGGTCGATGTCGACCAGGAAAGCCTGACCTGGATCACGAACAGCCAGGGCGAGTCGGATCTGCTCAACCAGGTGCAGGTGGTCAGTACAGATTTCTCCGGTGCCGACCGGCCCACGCTCGTCGAGGGCAAGGTCACCCGGTTCATGGGTTTCGACATCATCTACTCTGAGCGTCTCACCTCCACGGCGAGCGTTCGGCAGAACATCACCTGGGTGAAGACCGGTATTTATCTCGGCATCTGGAAGGATGTGCAGAACGATGTGTCGCAACGCCGCGACCTGTCGAGCTTGCCCTACCAGCTTTGGACCGGCATGAGCTCCGGGGCAACCCGGCTCGAGCCAGGCCGGCTGCTGCAGGTGCTGTGTGCCGACACTTCGGCCGCCGCGGACGTTGTGCCGTAAGGAAAGGGTGTTCACACCCGTCTTGACACCCCGATAGGAGACCACAATGACCGTTGTTATCACTAAGTCAGCCTCAATCACCGCGATGGACTCGACTCCGCTTGTCGAGGTCACCTCGGGAGAGGGTATTTCCGGTTTCATGAAGACGGTCAACGATTCTGTGACTGGCGTGGTCGGAGACTCGATCGCATCAATCTACAGATTTGTCCGCTTTCCGACGACCGCCAAGGTCAAGAGGGTCTACTTTGCCCTCTTTACTGTATCGACGGCCGGTGCTGGCGATATCGACATTGCTTTCTCGGACTCGACCGTGGACGGCACGCCGCAGTCGCTGGCGACCCTTGCCAATCCGGTGGTGCAGGTGACCGGACCGGTCGATAACAAAATGTTCGGTGCGGCCCAGACTTTCACGGCACTTACCAAGTCTCCGCCTACTGATGTGACATTTGCCAACACTTTTCTGGCTGCACATCAGAATTTGCCGCTCTGGCAGGTGTTCGTGAACCTTGGCGCAACTCAATTCACCGCTGATCCTGGTGGCTACTTCGATCTTGTCATCAAGCTCACGACCGCGTTGACCGTGACGGCTGGCGTGGTCTCCATGGAACTGGACTACGTGCAGGGGCCGTAAACCATGGCAAGCCATTTCGTCAGTCTCTCTCGCGGCGTCGAGGGCGAGAAATACGTGGACTTCGTGACCGGGGCTGCGAGTTCCGGTGAGGCCAACGGCATTGAGGTCCGCATTGATGATGCAGCCACGCTGACCCGTACGGATGTCGAGAAGATCATGCTCGCCATGACGCGGTTCTTCGAGAATCCACAGCAGTTCGTGACGGCGGGGTTTCTCGGGGTTAAAGGATGAGCTTCAACCTTATCGAGTTCCACCGCTTGCGGGCTGTTGGTGGTGCCACGTGGCGCAAGTACGAGCGGTTGATGTACGATGCTCAGGGCGCTACGGCTGGCTCGCCGGCACATCTCGCCAAGGTGGATTTCGAGCGGGCATGGACTACTGATCGGGATGCGGTAATTGCGCAGTGCAATGCCGAGGCAAAGCCGGCTCTGGTTGCAAAATCAAAGCCCAAGCCCAAGCCAGAGCCAGAGCCAGAGTCTGAATCTGAGGAGCCCTTCTGATGGGTGGACACACGCACAGCGGCAATCTGGCTCATGACGCAGCCTGCAACACGGCTGAGTCCACCCGGCAGGCAGCGCAGGCTGCTGCTGCACAGAGTCCGGCTGGTCAGGCGGCGCTCAATGCTGCCGAGATCGTATGGGCGCGCGCCTGCGTTACGTCATGTCTCACCAATAATGGCGGTGCTGGTTTGGCAGTATATCAGGGCTTGCTGCGCTCGCTTGGGACTGGTGGTGTCTGATGGCAACCGCCCTTGAGCAGGCCTTTATCAATGCGGTCAACGTAGCAGCAAGCACACGCCAGGTTGCCTATACGGCGGCATTCAACACATATGCGCCGAGTGGTTTTGGAGTATTTGCCAACTTGGCTGCCTACCAAGCCGCGATCGTGGCTGCTGATAATGCCTACATGGATTCGGTGCAGAGTGCTGCAACGACGGCTGGCATTACTCCGCAGGTCGTGGATGAGTCGCAGGGCGTGATTGCCGGCAAGTGGGCGTCAATCCTGACGTAGGAACGACATGGCATTCCTTTGCGTCACCGAATATGCCGAGATCGCGGTTGGCCCAGCCGGAAGGATTGGGCAAATGCCGCAGGGACCAGCCCTTGCTACGCAGGGCGTGGCCAATGCAGGTGCTACGACGCAGTCGACTGCCTTCAATGCCAAGACCAGATTCGTACGGCTGCATACCGATACGATTTGTTGCTATGAGATCGGCACGAATCCAACCGCTGTTGCGATCGGCGCCGGCATGACTTCACGGCTGGCGGCCGGGCAGACTGAATATATCGCGGTGCCGGTAGGTGCGAGCTTTAAGGTCGCGGCGATACTGAGCACATAGGAACGGTCATGAGCTTTGGAAGTCTGGGAGCAACCGGTCCGGCCGCCGTCGACAACATGGCGGCGCTGCTCAAGATCGTGACCATGCTGCACGAGACGCCGGCCGACCTTATCGCTCAGATCAAGGCGTTGCTCGAGGATGTTGTCGGCCAACATGCCGCGTTGAAGGAAACACAGACGGCGATTGCGGATCAGCAGGCGCAATTGGCACAGCAACAGGCTGTTGTGCAGTCCAAGCAGGATGCGCTCGACGAGCATATCGCGAAGCTGCGGAAGTTGACCGAATAGGAGCCAGCCATGGCACAGAGAGTCTTCCACGCCCCCAACTTCACCCCGACCGCGCAGGCGGACACGGGCGCGCTTACGAACGCTACTTACATGGCGATCAAGGGCGGCTCCGGTACCCAACTGATCAATATCAGTGAGGTTGCCGGCATGGGTCTTGCCGGTACGTCCGGCGCCATGATCATGCAGCTTGCCAGGGTCTCGACGGTTGAGACCACGCCGACCGCACTTGCAGCCCCCAACAGTGACGGCCCCAAGCATCCGTCCACGGCTGCGTTGGCGGCACCGCCGGTGACTTTCGTGGCGGCCGCGGCCGGTCCGCAGCGCTCGGCAGTTACGAGCGACACCAAGCTCGAGCTCAATTTCAATGCCTTCGGTGGCATCTTCCGCTGGCAGGTCCCGCGTGGCGAGGAATGGGCGCAGATCGGCAACACGGCATCGCTGGGCGAGAGTGTCTATTCGCAGTTCACCGGCGGCTCATCGAACGCAATCAGCGCACATATCGTATATGAGCCTCTTTAGGAGGCTGATGTGGCAGTTACGAAGAGCGATATGTATCAGTTGGCTCAAGAGCCGACTTTCCAGAACCGTGTGCAGGCTTCACTTGTTGCGGCTTGCGTTGCGATTTCGACGGAAGGCTTTAGTGTGGTCTTTCATCGAGAGCGGGCGGATGTGGCGAGGCAGGTGTTGCTTGGGCCAAATACTCCGACCAATTGGGTCCAATTGTTCTCGAATGCTGTGGCGACTGATACGAATGTTATTGGCGATGCGACGGCTGCGGGAACTGTTGTACTTACGAGTGGTAATAGAGCTACACAGCAGGCATCTGTCACAGACGCCCATATCGACAATGCGGTCTCTGGAATGTTTAACTCATTTTGTCGGGAGCCGGCGAACTAGAAAGTTGGGCCGTGGCGAGCTTTGTACAGAGGAAAGACGGAAACGTATTAGTAACTCAAGCCACGATCTCGATCACATTCACTAATCCGATCGCTGCTGGCAGCATGATTATCGCCGCCGGGCTCGTGGACCCGGGTACTGGCGTTACAACTGTTGTTGCCAGTAATGATAAAGGTGATTCGCCGACTTCTGTTATTGCGCTAGTTGCCAGCGGAAATCCAGGCGCCAAAGTTTTTGCCTTTGCCTTTCTGGCCGCTACTACTGGTGCCCAAACAGTCACTATGACTTTCTCTGGTGGCACCAATCCTACCTATTCCGAGCTTTATATCTGGGAAGGCGCTGGGCTCACTGGTCCGACCGTAGACAAACACGTCCGTGCTGGCGGTAGCGGTGCGAATGCCGACAGTGGATCGACGGGAACGCTTTCAGCGGCTGTCGAACTGGCTGTGGCCTATGGCACGAGCAGCGGCAGCTTTACTGCTGGCGGTAGCGGCTGGACGAACGCAACTATCAGTCCTCTTGGTAGTCTCGGTGAGGAACAGGTCACCGCAGCGACAACGGCGCTCAACGGTACAGGTACAGCCGGCGCCGGTGACAACTGGGACATGATGTGCCTGACATTCATGTCGGCTCCTAGCGCCACTCCTGTTCCGGCGCAACCAGAGTGGCCATATGGGAAAGAAACGGTGTTTCCAGTACAAGGAAGGACGTGGATTGGAATGCCGATGCAGCAGCAAGTGACGCCACTACCGCAACTCATGGGTCAGATGGTGATGTGATGCTGAAGAAACCTGGATACCTGCTTGTCGACCACCGGGCCTCTCCGGGGCTCCCCGAGGACGTTGCGGTGCGGGCCGGTTATGACCCATTCTGTTGCCGGGAAGGGCATACCTTTGAGGCCGACACACAGACCTGCTCGCATTGCAAGGCTGTCGTGGTGATGAACCAGGAGCGGATTCGGACCCGTGGCCATTGCGTTTACTGCAATCACTATGTCTGCGACATCTGTACGATGCGGATGCAGCAGCCGGGCTACGTGCATGTGCCGTTCGAGAAGCTCGTCGATATCGCCAAGGACTGCGAGGCTACCGGCAAGGCGTTCGAGCCAATGAAGATATTGAGGCCGTGATGGGCGCGACAGGAACAGCAACGGTGAATTTCGGGGGTTTTCCGGGCTCGGACAGTGCGACTGTTCTTGTTACGGGGCAGACTGGAATCGTGGCTGGTTCGTTGGTCGAAGCGTGGCTTGTTCCAACCGCAACAGGCGATCACAGCGCGGACGAGCATATCATGGTAGGACCGCGCATTGAGGCTGGCAATATCGTTCCAGGTACTGGATTTACGATCTATGCCATGCAATTGGCGAGAAAGTCTGAACCGGATGCAATTCCGAGGTTTAATAGTCCATCACAGCAGAACGTGCAGAACGTACAAGAACGTGGCCGCGTCACGTCCATGACCTATGGGCAATGGAGCGTGGCGTGGGTGTGGAACTAGGAGAGAAAAATGCCGTTCATTCCACAAGGAAATGCTGGCACTTCGGTTGAAGTTGAATCAACTCATCGAGCCATGAGGATAGCGCCGCGGCCAATGGATCTTGGCACTCGTGGCGCCTATGCGCTAGGTGTTGTCAGCGGTGTCATGGCCGCTGGCATTGGTGCCAACAGTGAAATTCTGCAGATGCGCTGGATCGATGCAACGCGCCTGATGCTTTTGCGTTCCATTATTCTAAGTGTTGGACCTGGCACGACTGCCTTTACTGCTGGACCGATCGAATTCAATGCAACGGCGGCCAGGAGTTGGTCAGCAGATGGTACCGGTGGCAATGCTGTTGTGTTCTCGACTGCCAATACAAATAAGAAACGGACGAGTTTTCCTCTTTCGCTATTCAGCGATACTGGAGTGCGTTCTGCATCGACGGCAGCTCTCGGTGCCGGCACCAAGACTCTTGATACCAATCGCTTCGCTTGTGTCACGTCATTTGTGTCGAGTGTAGCTACGACGGCGGCTTCGAACGGTCAATTCCTGACGGGATATCTTTGGCAGCGCGATACGTCTGATGAATATCCGTTTGTGTTTGCACAGAATGAGGGCTTTGTCATTCGTGGCACAGTTCCAGCTACCGGAACGTGGCAATTCTCGGCACAAGTTGAATGGGCTGAGATCGATCCGGCTGGTATAACGGGATGGTGATGGGATGAGGTATGTCCCTATTACTAACTCAACTTAGCAATCTCGTTGCGCGGTCGCCGCTCTTCATGCGGCTGCAAGGGCCGTCGTATCTCATTGATACGAATATCCCTTACAATGCCGCACTTTATGCCACACCGGCTGTCGTCAATCCGGTCCGGCCTGTCGAATACCCAGTTCCGCGCACCGTTGAATATCCCACCGCGATGCGGACGTGGATCCAGACGCCGATGTTTGCGGCGTCTGTGGCTGCTGTCAATCCGATCATAAACGTTGATTTCTCGCTTGTACGTCAGGTCGACTATCCGATCAATTTGCGGACCTGGGTCAACGTTTCGTTGCCCATCTCGCCGCGGCCGCCGATCGGCTATTACGACACATCGCCGGCTCGAACGATCGAGTATCCCACGGCACTACGCACGTTCGTCAACGTGTCATTGCCGATCTCGCCAATTCCGCCGTTCAACTATCATTACCCGTTGCCACGCGAGACGGAATACCCGGTCAGTCTGCGCACCCTGGTCAATCAGGTGGTGCAGTTCCAGTCGGCGCCGTCGATGCCGCCGCTTGGCTTTGATTGGAGCTTGCCGCGCACCGTCGAATATCCAAGCAGTCTGCGGACATGGGTCAATGCGGCTGTTCAGACGCCGGTTGTCGTCACTCCACCACCATTCAATTACGACTATCCGGTCCCGCGCACGGTCGAATATCCGATCAGTCTGCGGACCTGGATCAATGCAGCCGTCAAGACACCGGTCCTGCTGGTTCCACCGCTTTGCTACGACTATCCGGTTCCTAAAGGGCCTGATTACCCGGTCGGGTTGCGGACCTTTGTCAATGTGGCGCTGCCGATCTCGCCGGCCCCGCCGTTCTGCTATGACTTCCGGCTGGCCTACGATGTCGAATATCCGGTCAGATTGCGGACTTGGATCAACGATGCCATCAGGTTTGCACAGCCACCGCCGAACTACAGCTACCCGGTGCCGCAGGGGCCGGAATATCCGATCGGGCTGCGGACCTGGGTTACCGGCTTCCAGGCCCAGTTCCAGCCGGCGCCGGTACGGCCGCCACCCATGAACTTCGATTTCAGGCTGCCGTACAATCCACCCTATCCGACCGTTCTGATGAGCTGGTTGCAGCACCCACCGGGCGATGCACCGTTGCCGCCGCCGGTTATACCGGTTGATTTCACCTATCCGTTTATTGCCAATGTGGGCACCCTGATGAACCGCTGACAGTGCGTTGCTGCGCAATGGTGTGTCCGTAATGACACAGCATGAGCGCATTCCTGATTCCGACCGACATCGCCAATCGGGCACTCGATCATTGCGGGCAGCCGCTGCTCGATCCGGTGCTGGGTTTTTCCGAGAATAGCCAGCGGGCCGCGCGCACCGCTTTCGTCTATGACAAGCTTCGTCAGGCCGAGTTGCGCCGCAATGTCTGGCGCTTCGCTATCCGCAAGACCATTCTGCGGCCGATCGATTCCAATACGCTGATGTTGGTGCCGTCGCTGTGGAGCTCCTTCACCACCTATTTCATGGGCTCGGTGGTCAGCGATCAGACCGGCTATCTCTGGATCTCCAAGATCCGCAACAATCTGGGCTTTCAGCCCGAGCTCTCGGCCGCAGCCTGGGAACCGTATTTCGGACCGCTGACGGTCAGCCGGTATGATGGCAGCACGACCTATTTCTCGGGTGAGGTGGTCTATCTGCTGCTCGGCAATGGTACCTACAATACCTATTTGTCGCTGGTCAGCGGCAATGCGGTCCATCCGGCGCTGCCGAACGAATGGTCGATTTCGACCATCTACTTCAAGAACCAGGTGGTGCGGGTATTCCCGGCCTGGGCTGGTGGTACGACCTACACGCAGGGCCAAACCGTTCTGAACAGTGACGGGTTGATCTATTCGTCATTGCAGAATGCCAATATTGGCCACTCACCGGCCACGAGCTCGACGTTCTGGCAGCTCGTGCCGACCCTGATCCTGCAATCGCAATCGGTGCCGTCGACCAGCACGTTGGTGCCGCCATTGTCTTCGCCAGTCAGCGAATGGGTGCAGAGCACAACTTACGCGCTCGGCAATTTCGTGATGTTTGGTGGCATCGAGTACCTGTCGATCCTTGCTAACAACACCGGCAATTTCCCAAACGCGGCAGCTTCGACATTCTGGAAGCCGCTCACGCTCGGCACGTTTTACATGAGCCTGATCGATCTGAATCTCGGCAACAACCCGACCACGACGTTCGTGGCGGAATGGTCGTCGGCTACGACCTATGCAATCAATAATCAGGTCACCGGCTCGGATGGCGTGGTCTACACCTCGCTGGCGAATGGCAACATCAATCATGATCCGACTTTCTCACCGGCGTTCTGGACCAATACCGGTGTGCTGTCGCCATGGGATACGGTGTTCGTGCAGGGCGGCGGTAACGACGAGTGGACGCAGATTGGCGGTTCATCGTTTCCAAGTGGTGTCGGTCTGACTGCGTTCAGCACCACTTATCCAGTCGGTTCCGGTCCGTCGTCGCAACTGTCGACCAAGAACGTCTACCGGTTGCCGGCCGGTTTCCTGCGTGAGGCACCGCGCGATCCGAAGGCCGGCTCGAGCTCATTCCTGGGCTCTCCGTCCGGGCTTGCCTATACGGACTGGAACTTGGAAAGCGTTTTCATCGTCACGCGCGATTCCGATCCGATCATGTACCGGTTCGTCGCGGACGTGACCGATGTATCGACCATGGATCCGATGTTCTGTGAAGGGCTGGGCGCCAGGATCGGGCTGGAGGTGTGCGAGCCACTCACGCAGTCGACCGCGAAGCTTGGCGTCATTGCTAAGGTATACAGTACCGTGATGACCGAAGCACGGACTGTGAACGGAATAGAAACAGGAGCAGAAGAACCGCCAGAAGATGACTACGTGACTTGCCGCCTTTAACCATCAGTGAAATCATGACATTAACCTATCAAGGAAACCCCTGCAAGTATATCTCTGTAATGTTGGTCTTGGCTCATTCAAGGATGATGAAGGTCGTCTTAAGAATGCCATTGCCTATCTCCGTAAGCACGGAGACTGACGATGGGTGACGCCAGTTTCGTCCAGCCTACGTTCATCGGCGGTGAGATAAGCAAGCTCTCGCAGGGCCGTTACGATCGGCAAGACTATCGCAGCTTGATGAGCACTTGCCTGAACGGTCTCCCGCTCGAGACCGGGGCATGGGTGCGCCGGCCAGGTACGCATATCAAGGCTGTGTCTCGCGGTGGTGCGCCAGCGCGAACGCAGAAGTTCGATTTCAAGCAGACCGCGCCATACGACATCGAATTCACGGACGGATTTCTACGGTTCTTTGCCGGCAATTCGCTGGTGATGACCAATGACCAGAAGGTCATTACATCGATATCGGCTGCCAATCCTGCCAAGGTTGCCACCACGTTGGCGCACGGCTGGGCGACCGGTAACACCGTTTATTTCAACTCGCTCGGCGTCAACAATCCGCTGCTGCACAACCGGTCATTCAAGATCACGGTTACGTCTGGAACCGAGTTTACCATTGCGGATGCGGTGACGGGTGTCAGCATTGACGGTGCAACACTCGGTGCCTTCGTGTCAGGCAACGTTACGCGCGTGCTCGAGATTGCCTCGCCTTACGTGGGCGGTACCTGGGCTAGCCTGCGCGTTATCAGGGCCGATATTCCAATTCAGCAGGGTACTACGCCTGGCGCGGTCATTCTCAATGCCGGCGTGATCCCTTACGTCCTCAAGGTATTGACCGCCCCTACGAGCACGGCCTTTGCGACCTTCACGCTTACGCAGGTCAGTTTCAGGGACGGTCCTTATCTTGATGTGTTTACCAACGGCGTGCAGGCGGCGCCGTCCGCGCTCAACGGCATCGTCAATCTTACGCTTGCGTTTACGGCCTATGATGCAACGCGCGCCTATTCAATTGGTGATTACGTTACTTCGGTTGCCATCAACTATCGGTCGCTGACCGATGGCAATCAGAACAATACACCGGTTGGCAGTCCGGCCAATTGGGTGGCAGTGGCGGCCAGTGAAGCGATTGGTGGCATTGCAGGCACCGATATCGGTCGTCTCGTTCGCCTGCATTCGGAGCCTAAAATCTGGAGCGCGGCAACCGCTTACGTGAGCGGTGATATCGTGGCCTATGGTGGGTCAGGGCTTGCCTATTTCGGTGCGACTTATTGGAAGGCAATTGCCAACTCAACCAATGTGCCACCAGGCACCGATGTATCGAAGTGGGTGCTGTGGCCGCAGGCGCATATCTGGACCTGGGGAAAGATTACCGGTTTCACCAATGAGATTAGCCGATCGCTTGCGGGTTCTGTCAATATCGGAGATTTGACTGCCGGCGGTGGCTTGGCGGCAGCGTTCGATGGCAACTTTTCTCAATCGGCAGCAAACAGTGCCGAGAAGAATTTTGGCACTAGCACTTCCGGTTCTGGCTATGTCGGGAAGAATTATAGTGGTGCATCGGCACAGCAGATCAATTCCTGTACGGTATGGCCGTCCAACGACATCGGGTTTTTCTTTCCGCTGCCAGGAAGTGGCGGTGGTGGCACTCCTACCGTCACCATAACGATGAATTTGCGCGCAAAGGCATCGGCGCCAGCAAATGCCGCTGATGGGACGTTGCTCGGCACTACCAGCTATACGATGGGCGATACAACACCTAACTTTCTTGCCAGGACCATTACCTCGAGCGATCAGGCTACTGCCTGGAATTTTGTATGGGTTGAAATTACATACTCATTTAGCGTACCTGTTACTGCTATTATTGCGGTGTGTGAACTGCAGTTCTTCAATCCGCCAAGTACCGGTACTACCAGCGGCATCAAGGTGCAGATACTTGGTGATCCGCTTCTCTATACCGAACCGGTGCGGCAATGGCGTCTTGGGCTTTATTCCAACACGACCGGCTGGCCGACTTGTGGCACTTATCATGAAGGCCGATTGTTTCTCGCCGGACTGGTCAGCAATCGTTTCGACGGTTCGCGAAGCAACGACATCTTCAACTTTGCGCCGACTGAGACTGACGGAACCGTGTCTGACAGCAATGCTATTGCCTACACGTTCAATTCCGCGGACGTGAATACGATTCTGTGGATGGAACCAGACCAGCTCGGCATCGTGTGCGGGACCGGTGCTGGTGAATGGCTGGTGCAGGCATCGTCTCTTAATAATCCGCTGAGTCCGACATCGATTCAGGCCCACCGTGCTACCGCCCATCGTTGCGCCAATATCGAGCCGCGCCGGACTGGGCTTACGCTCGCGGTGGTGCAGGCATTCCGGCGCTCGCTGCTGGAGTTCTTTGCCGATGTCTATTCCGGCAAGTTTGCGGCCGATAATCTCGCTGAAAATGCCAAGCACCTGACCAATGGGAACATTGCCGAGATTGCGTTTCAGCACGAGCTCACGCCCATTATCTGGCTGCGGCGTGATGATGGCGCGCTTGTTGGCATCACCTACCGGCGCAAGACGCTGGTGTCGTCGCAGCCGGCAGAAATGCGTGGCTGGCATCGGCATACGCTCGGCTCTGGCCGTGTCGTCGAGTACATCTCGTCTGGGGCGTCAGCCGGCGGTACGCTTGATGCGCTCACCATGGTGACGAACGATACGGTTGCCAATGTCCGGCACATCGAGGGCTTGAGCGATATTCTTGATGAAGGTGCGGCGCTGTCAGCGGCTGCCTATCTTGATGATGCCATTACGCCAGATGCCATATCGAGCAGTCCGGTTACACCGGCACCATTCGGCGGGCTGACGCTCTACGGTCTTTGGCCGCTCAACGGCAAGACCGTATCGGCCTGGCTGGGTGGGCTTGACTGCGGCGACTACACGGTCTCGAACGGTCAGATCACGGTCCCGTATGGCGATGGTGTTAATTTCGGTACCGCCAGTGGCCTGTTTACCGCGGTGTTTGCCTCAACGCTCACCCTGTCGCAGATGCTGGTCGGATTCACCTTCACCAGCGATGGCCAGATCGTGCGGCCTAATTCGAGGGAGGAGTCGGGAGCTCGCAATGGTCCTGGGTTCGGCAAGCTGCGGCGCAATCACTACTATGCCATTCAGGTGGAAGGCGCGGTGGCTCAGGCTATTTCGGTTGGGACCGACTTCACCACATCGAGTCTCAAGCCGATGCTGACCCGGTTCAAGAACGGAACTGCCATTCCGATTAATCAACAGTTCACCGGGATCCACCGTGACAATCTCAATGATGAAGACAATTTTGACGGTCAGCTTTGCTGGCGCATCACTCGTCCGTATCCGGCCAATATCGCAGCGATTGGTGGCTCGCTGCAGACGAAAGACACTTAGCCATGGCGATCAGTAGCACAAAAGTTGGCGCCGCCAGTAATGCGGTCAGCGATATCTTTAGTGGCATTGGCTCGCTTTATAAGGCCAAGGGCTCGAGGATCGAGGCTGAGCAATACGACAAGGCTGCCGCACTGGCGCGGCTGAATGAGAAGGTCACTGCCTCATCGACAGAGATCAAGGAGGCGCAGCAGCAGCGCGATTCTTATAAGCAGATCGGTGGTCAGCAGGCTGAAATAGGAGCGTCCGGTTTTGCAGCGACCGGCAGTGCACTGGATATCCTGCGTGAGAGTGCGTCGCAGGCTTCGCTGACAAAATCCGTGATCAGCCAGCAGGGGCTGATCGAAGAAGCTGGTTACGAGGAGCAGGCGCAATCCTATGACCTGATGGCCAAAGCCTCACGTGAGGCTGCCAAGGCCGACACGATCGGGGCGATTGGTAAGTTCATAGGCTCCGCGATCAGCATTGCTGCCGTCTTTTGAGGTCACAGCCGATGCCGTTTAAGTCGCCAGAAAAAAGAGAAGAGTACGAGAGAAGCCCTGCTCGACGGGCGGCTCAGAAGGCACATAGTCAAGCATATCATCAAGAACATTATCAAATTCCTGAATTTAGTGATCGCAGGAAAGCTGCAGCAACGGCATATCGAAAAGCAAATCCTGAAAGGGTGAGAAATTTCAAATACCGACACTCGTATGGGATTACGGTGAAAGACTACGAGGTGATGGTTGCCGCGCAGAACAATAAGTGTGCGATTTGCGGACTAGATGGAAAAGATAATAGATATGGCAAACTCTCAGTAGATCATTGTCACTCGACTAGAAAAATTCGAGGACTGCTTTGTAATAGCTGCAATCACATGATCGGCAAGGCTAAGGATAATGCTGACATTCTCAGCAAGGCTGCAGCCTATCTGAGAGAGAGAAGCTGATGCCAACTATAAAAGAATACAACACCCCGGCACTTGGTCTTCGTCCAAACGAGACCGGCATCAGTGCGACGGCTGCTGCTGCCCGTCGTGTCGGTGCCGAGTACAACGAGGCCGGTTCGTCGATTGCGGCGGGCGGGCAGGCCATCGCACATGCCGGCAAGATTGCCGGTGATATGTACGTGGATTATCTCGACCATCAGGAAATCAGCCGCGGTGCCCCGGCCTTCGCGGGGCTGATGTCATCGAAGACTGATGAGTGGAATAAGGTTGCCAACGATTCCGATCCGAACGATCCGACCGTTGCGCAGAAGTTCGTCGAGGAAAATCTTAATCCGGCGCTGGACAAGTTTAAGGAAGGATTCACCACTGAGAAAAGTCAGCAGTGGGCCGAGAGCCACATCGATGCGTTTCGTCAGCACATGTTCACCAAGACATCGGCGGACATGGCATCGAATGCCGGCCGGGCCGCCGAGGTTAATGTTCGGCAGACTATCAATGCGATGTCCAACACGGTTCGCAACGACCCGACATCGTTGGACTTCACGTTGCAGACCTATGAGTCGTCGCTCAATGGCATGGTCGATTCGTCGCCGAACCTCAAGAACACAGAAGGTGGCAAGATCAAGACTGCGCTGATGCAGCACGGTCAGGAGGAGATCGTCAAGTCGGCCGTGCTCGGCCATATCGAGAAGACCGGTGAAATACCTGACTGGGTCAACAAGTCTGAATATTCCAAGTACATCAACGGCGCCGAGCTGAAGCAGTTCGAGCAGGCGGCGAAGAACTACAACCGGCTGAACAATGCCGAGGGCCGCGCGCAACGGGTGCAGCGTGACTATGAGGCCAAGAGCGACTTCAACAGGCGCGTGAACGAGCTCGAAGTCAGTACCGCTCCGAAGAACCAGGGTGATCCGCCGCAACTGCCGGCCGATTACTGGGACAACATCAGAGACTTGGCCAAGCATCCGGGTGCCGCGCTTGAGCCAGGCCGGCTGAAGACCATGATCGAGAACGGCGAGCGCATCACGGCGCGACTCAACAAGCCGGAACCGCTCGGTCCCGATTCGCGGCTGACCACGATCGATCTGGTGCAGCGCATGCGCTCGGAAGGACCTGACCGGCTCAAGAGCGACAACGACATCTATGCTGCGTACATGGACGGCAAGCTGACCAATGCGGATTTCAACTTCCTGCGTAAGGAATGGGTGGACAACAAGACCGTCACCGGCGAGGCGATGAATCATGAGCGGTCCGAATTCTTCAAGCGCTATGAAGGATTCATCGATCCGCAGGCGCAGATGGGCGTCCGTACACCGGACGGTCAGGCCCGCATGTATCAGGCTGAAGTGGCGGCGCGGCGCATGGAGGAGATGGCACGGGCTGCCGGCAAGAGTCCGCATGAGGTCTACGATCCAGACTCACCCTGGTACTTCGGCCGTCCCGCGAACCTGCTCAAGTTCGGACCGAAGACATTGCAGCAGCAGGCGCTTGAGAAGGCACAGGCGAAACAGCCGCCGACCATAACGGGCGATGCCTTCAAGGATCGGTTCGGAACGATGACAGTACCGACCGTGCCGCCGCCTGATAAGCGTGAGAAAGATAAGGTCTACATGACGCCGAAAGGCGCACTGAAGTGGACCGGCACCGGATGGGTGCAGTAATGGCCGAGCCGCAACAGCAGGAGATGTCTGACGAGGACGTGTTCGGCAAGCCGGCACCACGCGAAATGAGCGATGCCGATGTGTTCGGTGCGCCCGAGCCGGCACCCGAGCCCCTGAACATGAAGGGCTTTAAGCAGCGCCTGACCGATGCGTGGGAGCGCGGCAAGGTCGATCCTGAGACCGCCATGGCGTCTTCGCCAGAAATGCGTCTGGGCGCGCATGTCAGTGAGAATATCGTTCCGGCTTTCAAGCGCGGGTTCGAGGAAGGCCGCGGCGGCTGGGAAACGCTTGGATTGTCGGAAGATCAGCAGCAGCAGTTGGACGACTTGCTCAAGAACGTTCCCCAGAGATGGGCGGCCATTCCGCGCGGCCTGCTGGAAGGTACTGCAATTCTATTCCGGGGTATGAGCGGTCTTTACCGAGGTGCGCAGGAAGCAGCAATTTCCACCGGTGTGCCGAAGGATATTGCGTTGATGCCCGATGCTTTCATGGGCAGCCCGCACCCGACCGGTATTCCCAAGCCGACCGAGGCCGCAACGATCTCGCGTGTGGTTGCCGACCGTGACGGCAACATGCGGGTGCAGCATATCGGCGAGTTGCCGACCCCGGCGGACTTCAAGGGCGGCGCGGAGGTGCTGAGCCGGCCCGATCATGTTGCCGGTCTCGAAGCCCGAAGTGCTGTTGGCCAAAAAGCCGGACCAGAGAAGTATGTTATTCGCGATCCGCTTGGTGCGATGACGGATGGCGAAACGATGGACGTGCAAGTCCTTCGTGACAAAGAAGGGAAGCTCGATGGTCTGGTGACGGACCATGGCGTGATAAAAGTTGCCCCGGCATTTCGCGATTTGTCGGCCGAGCAAGCAATAGCAGAGACATTTGGCGACCATCTTCAGGGTGCGCCAGCCGACGCATCAAAGGTCACGAGAAAGGCTGAAGAAGCCGCCCCACAGCCGCCACAGGCCGCGCCCACCCTGGTCGAGGAGAACCTGCGCAAGCTCTGGGACGAGCGGGGCATTCACCCGGCCGAGGTGGTGCATGACGCGCAGAACGATTCGTTCCTACGGCATGAGGTGGCGCCGCCGTCAGTGGATGGGTGGCACGCATCGCCGCATGATTTTAGCGAGTTCGACTCGTCCAAGATCGGGACAGGACAGGGTGCTGCGGTTTTTGGGCGCGGCATCTACGTTGCAGAGTCACCGGCCGTTCATGCGGAGTATCTGAATGAGTTTGCAGATCGTGTTCATAATTTAGATGAGCCTGTAATACGACATGCCTTTGATTATCTCAATGAATATGAGGGAGATCGAACGAAGGCTATTGCTGAATTGGATGATTTGGCGTTGTCCGATGCCAAGAATAATGGAACGTCAGCTTACGATAGTGAATATCACAAGGCAGCAGAGTTGTTGAGAAGTGGATGGGAACAGCCAAAAGGCATTTCCTATCGTGTCCGCATTCTTGCCGACCGCGAGCATATGATTGATTGGTTCAAGACGCTACAGGAGCAAAGCCCGTTCGTGTTGCAGGCATTCGAGCGGCTGAGAGACGCGATCAAAGCAGAAAAACCGATGGCTCAGTCCGGGCTGATGCTTGATGGCTTATTGGGTGATCGCAATAAAGCTGTTCAGAAAGCATTGGATGCCCTGAAAGGGGCGGGCGCAACAGCCAAGGACATTCCATCGGTTTTATTCGAGGACTTCTACAGACAATTTGCAAAGTACGACTTTGATGAGATCAGTGCCGCCGACATGATGCGCGATGCGGGCATTCCCGGCATCAAGTATCTTGATGAAAAATCGCGGTTGCCGTTTGATCCAGGGGCGCAGGTTTATAGTAAGGCAAATGGGAAGTGGGCTATCGAAGATAAGTATGCGAAAAAATACAATCTCCATCAGGAATTTGATACCGATACGACTGCAGAAGCTGCATTGAGAGGTGCGGCCAGCGAAGTAGGTACCAGCAATTTCGTCATCTTCAACGACAAGCTCTTGCAGATCACGGAAAAGAACGGCGTGCCGTTCCGCGCTACCAAAACCGTTCCGGTCCAGAACACACCGATGCCGCAGGGCACGCCACGCTCCGAGCTTGCCCGTACCGGTGAGCCGCATATCGATGCCATCCTGGACGATCCGGTGACGAAGCGGAACATCGACGAGGCGGTGATAAACGACCAGTACGACGTGCCGTACAGTGCCGGCGGTTCAGTGCCGTTGCACGATCCGACCATGTTCATCGACCGGCATTTCCCGCGCAGCATGGAGGTGGACGGCGTACGGTTTGATCCGGCCGAGCCGTTTACGATTCATGAGAACGTCGAGCAGCACGTTATGGA